CACCACCAGCTTGCAACTGGAAGTCAAACTCCTCAACCTGAAAGCTATTTAGGCCAGTGCGAATAAGTTGCTGGCACATAAAGGTATTGTGCGCCAAGAACATAATGTCACCGCCTTGAGCGTATGTAATCTCATGGATGTATGCCTCATCCCAAGGGAGCGCATCACCATTTACATCGGTTGTCAGGGTTGTCACCAATGTCAGGGTGCCATCAGTGGGACTAATAAAGAATATCTCACATGCCTGATGTGATAACGCTATAATATATTGCTCATCATCAGAAAAGATAAATGGTATTATGCGGATCTGTTGGCGAATGCTTGTATCTTCAGAAAGCCCTGCAAACTTATGAATTGCTTGGAACCCACCACGCTTAGATACCCCGCCCTCACTGCGGATAAAAAAATTCTTAACGCTCTGAGCAGACGAGTTGTATATAGCAGAATCCGTCCTTGAAACCAAAGACGGACTAATCTCACCATACTGGAAGTTTGTTAAAGGTATTCTAGCTTTCTGCATTAGCTACGCCTATTCGTAATAAACCTCGAAGTAACAAGTTTTCTTGTTGTTTGTTGCTGTCCATCAATCGATCTAGCTTTAGCAAGTAAGCGATCATATTGATTAGCCATCATTACAGAAAGAGATTGGTCACGCGCCAATGCAGTAGCAAACACAACAGCCATTGCATACTCAACGCAGACAGAAAAATAAGAAGGCCAGTCGTTTTCCTCAGATCGATATGTGTAATCTACAACCAATTCATCTTGTGGCGAAGCATCGCAAAAGATCTTGTTACCGTAGATTGTATATTCAATCTGAAAGTCATTAACAGTAATCGCGTGAACAAATAACTGACCAGTAGGTAGTTGATACGCAGAATCAAAACGACCAGTAGGTTCGTCGCTTAATCTGTTAAGAACTGCTTGGTTTGTGGCAAAGCGCCACCGAGTAGATACTAGGTTTGATCTAGCAATATCTTCATACATATTACCAGCAATCAAAGCCTCAGAGGTATCATCCTCAAAAGAAGTAATTGGCTCTGCACCAATCAAGATCAGAGCGCGACTACAAATGTCGATTGCACTATTTGCGGGTGTACTTAGAGCCATATTAACCTCTTATATGAAAGGGGGCCGTAGCCCCCAATCATTAGTCTGTGTCAGTATTTGTAATTGCAACACCATTTATAATGTCTACGACAGAGCCAGTATTTGAGTTGCAATACGCGTGAGAAACAACAGGTGTGCCGCCAGTTGAAGTAACGATAACCATGTAATCGTTTACTTTAATCATACCAGCCGCATCGTTGAAGTAACCCACTGTATTAACAGCTGCAATAGCATCCGCTGTAGTATAGTGCCACATTGAAAAGCCAGACGCACCAGCAACACGAGATAGATTAGCTGAGTTATAAGCCATAGTCTAATCTCCTTAGTTGTTGTCTAGAACTTCGTAAATGCCGTTCGCGTCGATAGCGACTGAACCCATTGACATCATTGAGGTTGCTAGGTGTGCAACTTTTTGCGGTACATAGTTCACCTCTGTCTGTACGTCAGAGTTGATACCAATACCAACCGCAGTTGTATGATAGGCAAAGTTCTTACCACCAGCTACAGCAGACGTTGAGAAGATCTTGAAGCCCAAGAACTCTTTCATTGTCATGCCGCCAGCAAACGGTAGGTTTTGTGGGCCTACATAGTCTGATGATGCAAACTCGTTAATGTTAAACAAGTCAGCAAAGCCAGCAGGTGACATTGCTAGGTAACGCTGTCCATCTTCTGGAATATCAGCAGTACCAAATGTTTCAAACAATGTTAGCAAGTCTGCTTTAACCAATGCACCAGTTGCATCAGCAATTGCAGTAGCATTTGCACCAGCGTCCATTGCAGCAACGATAAGCGCGTCTGTTTGACGACCTAGAGCAGCAGCAGCAGATTGAGCAACAGCTTGACGTTCATTGATGTTGATTTTCAATTCGTCCAGCTTATCAATGTACTCAGCTGCATAGTAGTCAGCCATAGTCACTTCGACATTGGTGTGTGCTAGTTCCATTGTTGCAACGTCACCGTTACGTGATTTAGTTGATGCGGCACCTGTGCCGATTTTTTGGAAACGTGCAGTTGAGCCAGTCACATTCGTTGAGCGAATAGTGTTCCGTAGCTTGGAACCCATACGCTGATAAGCCATGTGAACTTCAGTCTCAAACTGCTTGATGAAGGCTTGGTCAATTGTATTAGCCATTTTAACAGTCCTAAGTTGAGTTTCGGTTTGCTACGGGTATCCGCACTTTCATCTCAACTCGGGTATCCTGTTAAGGGCCGATCAATGCGTTACGGGCCGCGATGATGAATTGTAAACATTAGTTTTATTTGGATTGCAACGCACAAATTCAACATACTTGCTTGGGCCATTTGCTGAGATCCCTACCGCCTCGAACCCTAACCAAGCCGCCCAATCCAACATAAACTCATATTCAGACAGGATTGTCATGCTCATTCCATGCTGTGTTTGGTCAAAGAAATTAACCAACATCTTAGATCCACGCGCCAATAGGTTAAAGTTTTCTCTTACTTTGTAAGAGAACATTGCAAACATTTGAGGCCATTCTTCATTTGCATCATGCCAAAGGCCACCAGCAAAAACCAAATCATTATCTTTGTTTCGAACAATATAAACCTCAGAAGAATCGTACATGTCTTGCAACGCAGTGCCGATGTCCTGATACCCAAGCAAGACTAACTCTCGCTTGTTTTCCTTAGATAAAACATCCATCAACTCAGCAATGTGATGTTCTTTCATCGGGGTAAGGTACGCCCCACCCCGACTCATAATCTTAACTTCGTCCTGAATATAACTTCTGGAAGCCATCGTTTACCTCTTTGATGTAATCATTGTTGCGACGAGCAGGGTGCCAGTAGCGTTCATCTTCCATCATTGCGCGTAAACCCTCTTCAGTAATCTGACCAACAGGATTAGAATCAGCATTAACAGAAGGTGACTTCAGTTTTTCCATAATAAATTCAAGAGCTTCTAGGCCATCAGCAGTCTCAGTCAATCTCTCAATTGCTGGCATGTGTTGCTCACCAAAGAATTGATTTGAAAACAAAGCAGCAGCTTCAATTCGAGCATTAGCATTGTCACCCAGCTTTGCCATTTCAGCATCAAGATCAGGCACATCAGCTTGAACAGCTTGCATGTACATCTCAAGTCCCTTCTGGAACTCTTCCTGACCATAGCCATTTTCAAAAGAATGCTCAGACCACCAACGCAATAGCTCGTTATCTACAGCCTCTTCTTCATTTACAAAGTCAGGAAGTTGATAATCACCAGCAGTCTCTGGTCGATCCTTAAATGCTTCGGCCTGAATCTCTTCCATAAACTTAGCGCGGAAATCTTCTTCCTTACTGCCAAGTTTGGATTCAAGTTCTTTATAAGCCTTTGCTAAGTCTTCACCAGTTTTGTATTTTTCTGGAAGCCACTCAGGTCTTTCACTCTGAGGCTGTTCCAGATCTTCGGCAACGACAAAGTCACGCTCCTCTGCGGGAGGCAATCCTTCTTGTACTGGTGCTTCAGATTGTACTTCTTGTTCTTCAGCCATTGTTCTTCACCTTATGTCCTCTCTGAACATGTCTTTCGATTAGACCAACAAGATAACGCTGTCCTTCAAGGTGTCGCAGTTCATCAGTAGAAATGTTAGGGCCACTAACCATCTCTATCGTAACGCTACGCAAGTATTTAAGAATCTCTTTGCCAGTAGGTTCTGAGAAAACAGAAGAAATATTTAAACTAATTCTGTCTTCTTCAGACTTCGATCTGGGTATTCCATCTAAACCAACATGGTTATTCTGCGGCAATTTGTGGTTCCATACCTTGTTGCTGTTGCTGCATCTGAGCCATTTGCTGCATCATTGCAACTATCTGTCTACGCTCTTCTGCATCACGAATCAAGCCATCAGGTACACCAAATTTTTTCGCAAGATGAACTGCAGTTTCTTCAGTGTTAATTAAAAGGTTAGTCATCTCTCCACCAAAGTACGCATTTACCATTTCTAGGAAACGAGCAACCGCCGTAATATCCTGATTTGACTGCGCTTGTGCAAGTGGAGAAACAGAACGGATCTTAACTTCACGCCCATTTACTGTCGGAAGTTCAATGCGACCCTGCTTTCTAAGAATGTGAATAACACGCTGCAACACTGGTTGAACCAACTCAGCTTGCAATCGACCAAACGCTGAACCAATACGGCGAGAAAGATCAGCCATACGCTCTGCAACCTCAGTAGCAGATGCAGGTGTTCGATCAGGATTACCAAGCATGTCATTGTAGAGCGCACGTTTAATATTCAAACGCATGTCGCTCAAAACAAGATCTGCTACGTCGAAACGACCTGCTGCCTGAATAGGCTGCAAGCCGCCCGACTGGGGGGATTTAGGAATAATCGTGCCAGGGACTAGGTTGATTGTATCTGGGTTTACAATGCCATCATCATCCATTTGATATATTCCAGAAATCGCCATCTGAGCGTTTTCAAGAACAAGCTGAATAGTTAGATTGGTAGTCTTAATCGCAGACAAAGCATTCATTAGAGGCCCACGTCCATAGACCTCACCCGCACACTTAGACCAACGGAAGCAAACATATGGGTTGGAGCCAACGCCGTTAAACTTATGCTCAACAAGATACGTCTGAGTAGACATATCAATCACATAATGTAGATACGCTTCTTGGTTTTTCTTTGTGTAATCTCGGCAAACAACCTCAAGAACAGTGCATTTACCCTCTGGATCTCGAGATATACGCTGCTGAACCTTCTGATCAAACTTCCCATCATCATACAATATTGGCAAATCAGAGTTGCGAATGCCTTTGCGCTCACGGAAAACGTGATCGATCTTATCATCAGGGCCAGTATCTAAGACAACATGAGGCAATGGAACTGCTGAGAAGACTATAGGATTAACCGCATCGCCCTCTTCAACACAAAGAACACCAGTTCCTACAGCCAAATCCATAAAAGATTCATGAACTTCTTGGGAAAAGTTAGAGTTCTGAAGAATCTCAAAGACATATTCTGTAATTTCATCAAGATCATTATCAATTAGATCCCGCTCTTCCATAGCAATTTCAGAGCCAGCAGTTAAATCTGCCCATCGCGCAAAGTTTGGAACAAGGCCAGATTGAAGCCGAGAGGCAAACTCTTGAACCCCAACGACAGCCGTTTCATCAAAGATCTTATCATCTCGACGCTGACCAGCAGTCTCATAGTAAAAGGACTCGCGCATCGGAAGTGCATATTCATAACACTCCTCAAACAAGTCTACAAAGTTTTGCCTATGAGCCTTAGCTTTTTCATAGCGTTCAAGATATTTCTTAGGATCATGCATTAGCTGTACCTACTATAGAATCCAATACCGCCTCGAGATCCAGCGATTAACGACCTGCGACCAGTACCTCGACGTTTACCTGTTGCCTGAGTAACTTGCGCATCTTCACGCATACCACGCAGTTCACGCTCTTCACCAGTTAATACTCTCTTACCAGATCCATATTCTGCGGAACGCTCTAATCGTTTACGAAGAAGAGATTGCTTTTGACGCGCACGTTCTTGACGCGCTCTTGCTAATTCAGCAGATGCAAGCTCTTCTTGCTTCTTGGCGGCTTCACTTGGCTTTTGCTGAACTACAGTTTGATAAGTTACACTTGTCTGACCAATTGGCTTATCTTTGACTGTGTCATCAATTTCTTCTGTAACAAGAGGCTTATCTTTAGTTTCAGTTTCAGTTATTTTTCTATAAGGGCCACCACTAGATGTAGCATCAATAATCTCTTGATTGCGTTTTTGTTGGCGCTCTTGCATTTCTGATACAAATTCTAAACGCTCTTCAGATAATTTTTTCTGACGCTCTTCTTCTGCAACCAAAGCAGCTAGTTCTTCTTCAGCTTTTCTGACTTCAGACTCACGCTCTTCACTGCCATCAGTTAAATAAGTAACATTACCAGTAGGCGTCAGATCACTTTCTCTAGTGACCTGAGTCATTTGCTTTTCAGCTTTTGGCTCTGGTGCAGGTTTCTTAGATTTTCCAAAACACATAGGATTACTCCTTCTTTGCTATTGCAAAGCATAGAAATTAAAAAAGTTCAACGCACAAGTGACCATACGCTTGGTTTCTTTGTTGCAGTCTTAGGCTTTCTGCTAAACACATCAAAGTCTTTTCTAGCATTAACAACCTGAGAGGGCTTCTGATTAGACATCAATGCGCGACCTTCACCAGCACCAAGAAGTAAATACTGCAATGCATCATGAATGTGGGAGTACATATTCTTATCAGGTTTATCAGCGTATCTTTCACCGCTAACTTCCATGCGCTTATAGGAATACCCGCCCTCAAAACCTTTAATAAGTTGCTGGCAACGACGATCAACTAAAAACGCAGGTTTACCTTCAACCATTTTATTAAGTTGTTGCGAAACTGACTCCAAGCGGAGATCCACCGAATTACTCGGAGCGGGGAATGCGCGAAGACCAGCACCTCTAAGTATGTGGAAAGGGGTAGATTCGTCCGTTTGCGCCCTGAAATCACCTGCTGGATCGCCGTATATATAAACATCGGAGACTGTAGAAAAGCGCGTAGCAATTTCATTTCGTAAAACCTCTGCAAATCTAACTATACCCATATCAAATGCAACAACTTCAGACTGAATCAACCACCTGTTTCTAACTTTTTGACCAAGAACAGCAGCGGGTGTAAGGCCAAAGTCGATCCCAATATACAAAGGAAGGTTAGCGGCAACTGGTATTTCTTCTTTAGCAGTGTGGGTTTCAGTAACAAACATAGGATATACTGGCTTTCCGTCTTGGATTGTGCCTAGTTTATTCATTACATAGACATCGATCCAGCTTTTAGTCTTACCCTGAATTAAGTTTGGATAGTAGTTCTGCATCATGTTCTTGCGATTTTCAGCATCATCGCTCGGAATATAATCCTCTACTTCACCATCCTCGTTGTAAACTTCCTTCATTCCAGAGGGCTGCGTGAAGAACTGCCAGTTGTCAGGCTTTACCAACATCTTAGCTTGCTCACGCGGAATATGATCTGGAATAGGAACTTCACCAGACATGATAGGCCACCAGTGATCTTCTTCAGGAGCGTTGGTATCGGCAATAACGCCAGTCCAACTAGGGCCACCATCACGCATAGAAGGGAAACGACCAACACGCATAGTACACGCATCGATAATACTCTTAGGGATCTCACGCGCCTCGTTAATCCAAATGCCTGTCAGTTCCAATGAAAGCAATTTCTTAACATCTTCAGGGCGGTCTAATGCTAAGAAGATGACCTCCAGATCCAAGTCACCCTTTTTAATATGGTGAGTGTAAGGTACAGACCAAGTAAACTTACCCCATTGATCTTCTGGAAACCAATCAAGCCAAGTCTTAATCGTAGTAGTTCTTAGCTGCGGGTTGGTGTTTCGAATGATTGCCCACCGACTGCGGCGAATGCCATCCTGATTTTTTTCTTGTCCTAATGCCCTGCGGAATACTTCTACGCAGCAGCCGACAGATTTACCAGATCCAACAGGGCCGCGAATGCCACGAAAGAACGTGTTGTCCTTCATAAACTCTTTTAGGACTTCGCCATCAGGTTTGTACTTAAAGGTTCCCAACTTTACGATCCACTGCAAATTTTAACATGCGCTCAACAACTTCAGGGCCAATAGTGTCGATAATCTTATCAGCCTCATAGTTGGTCTGGAAATCTTTGGGGTGGTGTTGCATGTGTACTTTCTTCACCACCCTGCGGAGCAAGTCTCGCTCATGCTTAGAAAGGGTCTGAGTAAAGCTCATTCGTCGTCTAACTCAACTCGTTTCAAAGGTGGGGCGTTTTTCTTCTTAGCTTTAGGCTTAGAATACGCCTCGTTAATGTCAGGAGTGGAAGGGTCATCTGCCTTTAATCGTCCCTTGGAGCTGCGAGAACGTGTTGGTTCTGGCCCTTCCACCAAGCGGCGCGAGTCGGGAGTCCTCGTTTTGCCGCTATACGTTGTACCAGCAAGAACATGTGTCTCACCAGTATACAATTCTCCACTCGTCAAATACCAAGCCATTTATTTATAACCTTTGCTTAGAAGCGACTTCTTACTCATCGGCTTCTTTTTCTTCTCTGCATACTTCTTAGCCGCTTTCATACCAGCTTTAGTATATGCAAACTTCTTTCCATCAACGTTAGGCATTTCTATATCTCCTTACTTTCCGAGCAATCGCTTTCGGTTGAGCCACAAACTGCTTACCCTTTGCCTTGCCCTCTCGTTTAGCTCTGGTTGTAGCTGCATATTCAGAATCACTAAGAGCAGCAATAGCCTTGCTAGGAAGGTAACGCTCACCAGTCTCACTAGACTTCTTGCCAGACTTGGTGCGCCATTTCTGCTTTCCCCAGTTAAGAAGAGACTTCTGACTTTCTTTCATCTGCTTCCCTCTGCTTCCTTAGAATAGCATTCAACGTACCGCGATCTTCAAACTTCATCTATAACCACCGCCACGCTTCTTATACTCTTTCGCTAATAACTGAGCCTTACGCGCCGACCACTGACCAGCAGCCGTTCCATGCGTAGCGCGATTCTTTATAGCATGAAACAAACTCTTGCGCATCTTTGGCTTTGTATAGTTACCCGCCTTATTAACTTCACTCATGACTTCTTATGCCTCTTAGCAAAATTACGCGCAGCCTCTACACTGCCAAACCCCCAAGCCTTCAATGCCAGAGCTTTTCTCGTAGGACGACCCTTCTCATCCTTCATCGGCCCCTTCATACCAGCAAACCGAGCAGCAAAAGAAACACGACGAGGATTAGTCCCACTCTTAACAGGAGCCTTGAGATTAGCACCCTCAGTCCTCTTAAAATAAGCACGACCCGCTGCATTCAAACCACCCTTGGGATTCTGATACTTCTTCGCTGGCATCTACGGCTCCTGATCTTTCTTTACCTTCTCAGCCATCCGATCTTGACGCAACATATTCTGCTCGATCTTCTCTGCCTTCTTCAACAAAGAAATACGCTGTGAAGACGTTACCAACTGACCATCATCCATTTTCAAGAACTCTCTCACCTTACGCCGCAACTTACTCAAATTAGAATAATCCTTCGGCATACGCTCCAACTGAGCATCCAACATCTCATACCTAGCCTTCATTAAACTAGCTGGACTCTGACCTTTAGGCATAACAAACCTTTCACCAAAAAAATTCAATTCAAACTCTCTCGAGCCTTTTTACGCTATAATGTGCGTTTGGGACTACTGACAATCACACTAGCGCATGTTTTTAACCCCACCCCCTGCTAGGACAGATCAATTGTTACGTTGATATCCCCAGCAATTTGTACCTGTGAGCGATCTATAGGCTTGAACCCAGCACGATCTAACAGATCCTTGGACGCTTCTAGCTGCACATACTCGCTCTTAGCTCCACTGGATAACTCCGCTACTCTGCCTAGTGCCCTGACTGCGTGTATTCCAAATGCATCTGCTGTTGCTTGCATAAGATACTGTTGCACGTGCGGAGTTTTCATAGCTTTGTATGCAGAGGCTCTTCCGCTGTTTCCTTCTGCGTACCCAGCCTCGTGTGCAGCTTTTGCTACATTGCCCCCGTTTGCTACAAACGCATCCACTAACGCTCGTTGCTTTTCTGTTAGATCACGCTTTGCAATATTGCTCATATCAACCTCTTAATTGCTTGCACAGTCTGCGTTTTGCATCCTATCATCAACCCCCCTCTCCCTCTCTCCCCCCATTCATAGCATCGTCTGTAATACCTTTGTCAACGCACAAAACGCATACGTGCAGTTGGTCATGCTACAAGAGCTTGAGCATACTACAAAGGTTCAAAGCTGCTGCGTTTAAGTTCTGCCTCGCTGCGGTGCAGTCTTAGATCATAGCGCTCTGCGGCTCCTAGGTTATCTGGCTGCGGCCACCTCGCACGTCTTTGTTCATTGCATCGGGCCAAAGACCATTCGCAAGCAGTTTCCTTTTGCTGTTCATAGCTGTGTGATTGTGGCTGCTGTCAGTGTGTAGTTCGACCTTCTCCTTGTGGGGAAACAACTTGCGAATAGCAACCTGATCTGGGGATCAGGCTTTGGCTCCGTGCATGAAGTCGTCGTTGCGAGGGTGGTCCTCGCGACAGATAACAAGGAGCCTAGAGCTATGACTAAGAAGACACCTACACTCGTTGAACTTAAACTTGCAGTTTTGAATTACTATCAAGCTACACAGGACGTTGTGCCTAACGAGCAATTCGTTGCTGGTATCGCACGTGACGAATGTTACACCTCGCACAACTCATTGGTCTACAAGAAGAAGCAGATGGCCGACAAGTTGGCGGACTATGAGACAGCTATCGAAGAAGGCAAAGACATTCGCGCCGATGCGATCGCGCGACTGCTCGATAACATGGAAGTAGAACTCACGTTGTTAGCGGAGCGTCACGAAGCAGACCTTAGCGTCTATGAGCAGGTCACTGGCACACAGTGGGAGCCGATGGCTAAGAAACGCGCACCAGCCAAGCTATCAGATGATCGCATGGCAGCACTAAAAGCAAAGGTGGCTTAGGCCACCCCCGCAAGGGGCAGCACCGTCTGCCCTTTTTGCACCCTCGGTAACCACGGGGTGACTAGTTCGTGTAGGCTTGTGCGCTGCGAATCTACCCCACAATCATGGAGAAAACGAATGAACTTTTCTGACAGCCAACTAATCTCAGCTATTCGCTCAATCATTGCTGAAGAAGTAGACAACCGCATCAAGGCAATCGATGAGAATGAATTTAATGTATGGGATCATAGATCTGACATTGAAGACATCATCAATGACTACATCAACTCAAACGTAACCGTAACAATCGAGGCATAACAATGGACGTAAGATTACACGAAGTACAATCAGTGTGGGAAGAGATAGACTACCATGGTGATGGCTATAAGTTTGTTACCCGCAAGCTAAGAATCGTAGACAAAGATGGTAAAGAATATTCTCTGACTTTGTTTAGCGACAGTGTTGATAACTTAATGACAACCAAGACAAGGATAGAACATCATGATTAAATCTATTGGACTGTTTCACACGCCCAAAGATTGGGATGAACTAATGGCTTGGATTCATGCACACAATGATGAAGACAAAGCACATCTAACTACAGCAGCAGCTATGGCTTGGAACCTAGCTGCAAAGGAGATCAACAATGAAAACCCTTGAACAAACTGTACGAGAAACTCTTGAAAAGAAATTAGGCAAAGATGCAAAATCTTTTCTTGATGAAAAAGTAATAATCTCAATGCCAAATCGTAAGGATAAAAACAATGAAGACACCTAGTTTTACACGCCGTGACTTTGTGTTTATCGCAGATGAGATTGCGCCAATGATGCATTGGCCTACTCACATTCATGAGCTTGCTGATAAACTCAATGCTACGAATCCTAGATTCAATCGTGAACGGTTTATTGAACGTGCAACCAAAGCATGGGAAGCAAACTATCAAGCCAACTTGGAGAACATCAATGACGAAGTGCCTTACTGAATGGAAACAAAAACATCAGTCATTTTGGAAATTTGTAGTTATTGTCGACAAATATGACAAACAAATAATGAAGTTCAAAAGCTATAAAGAAGCAGAAAAACGTGCTGATGAGCTTGTTCTTGGAGGTGCTGGGATAAACAATGTGCATATTATGAAATGGGAGGATTACAATGCCGACTGAAATAATCCATTGCCCAGAATGTCTGGGCGATGGCACTTTAACTTACGAACGCCCTGAACCATGGGTTAATCGGGATCTGCCACCGAGTCTTGAAGAGTACAAAGCTGAATGCTGGAACTGTCATGGCTCTGGTGAAATCGAATCGCTTGAGTTCGAAGAACTAGATTATGATGATGGTCAACCAACAATGTACGAAGAGTATCAAGATTTATACGGAGGCGATGACAGACATGACTGACAATCAAACAAAGATGTTAAAGAGTGTACTCGATCAGGGTACACACATTACTGCACTTGATGCACTAAACTGGTTTGGTTGCTTTCGATTAGCAGCCAGAGTGTACGATCTTAAACAAGAAGGATATCACATTGAAAAATACACGCATGTTAATGAAAGAGGTAAGCGCATAACGTATTACCACAAGGCTTGACATGAAAGCTGCATACATGCATATGCTGCGGCATGATACAGAGTTATTGGGATCAGATTCTAGAGAAGCATCGCTATGTTGATCTACCTTTGCACAAGGTCTTTATCTTGGCAAAGATACCAACGTCTACTTACTATCGCACAATCAATGGCAAGACAGAACTAAGCCTAGAGACTGCGAAGAAAGTATACCAAACACTAGATAGATTATCTAAGCGATGGCCTACTGGTCTGGTTGAGCCAAAGAAAATCAATGCCGCAGTTCCAAAACTACACAAAAGCAACAGAGGTGACTGACTCATACGTTGAGTTGATCGACGCTCTGGTTGCAAGAAGGCATGACCTTGGTCTTTCACAAGAGCGATTGGCTTTGGAAATAGGCTGTACCATTTCACTTATTCATAAATGGGAACAGTATAAACGTGTGCCATCTGGCTTCATGTTGACATGCTGGCTGGATGCACTTGGCGTTAAGATCAAAGTCTGCGCGTACGAAGATTGATTCGGGCGTTACAATCTGTGATTCATGTGGTGATGAAACACCTTACTTTGTCGCTATCATGGCATCAATGAAACCCGCACGTTACCATATGGTATGTATGAATTGCTATGAGGATGGATCATGGGAAACAAGAATAAGCAGAAGGGAAGTTACCACGAGCGATGGTTCGTCAAGTGGCTCGAAGACCAAGGGATCGAAGCAAAAAAAGTCCCACTCTCAGGATCTCTCGGAGGAGAATACTCAGGAGACATCCACCTCCCCTCATTGGTCGGACGAAATCTGGTAGTTGAAGTAAAGTATCGCACAACATCTAGTTTTCCTAATGCTTTCAAGGTCTTAGAAGGTAGGGACATGGCTTTGTTCAAAAGAAAAACTGGTCAGGATAAAGTTTGCGTGATACTATCGGAGACACTATTCAAAGAGATGATCGAGCGAATGAAATAAAAAAGCCCCGCCAAGAGGAAGTAGGCGGGGCGATCAGTGAGGCAATATATAACAAGGAGTACATGAGCCGTGCTATATGCTGAGATACTACTACGAGAGGTAGTACAATGGCAAGTACCAAACAGTCATGCAAAGTTGATTATGCTGCTCATAGCGGATCATACGGACTCATACGGTATAGCTTATCCAACCATCCAAAGACTGTGTGATTTGTCTGGACTCAGTAAGAGTTCAGTCATTCGTGCTGTCAACTACTGTGTCAAACACGGTTACTTAACCAAGATTGCAGGTCGCACTGGTGTATCTACGATCTATCAATTCAACTGTCTAAGAGAGGAGGGTGTCAGTGTGACACACCAAGATAATAATAATGTAACTAAGTTAAATATATCTAATACTACTTGGGGTGTCAGTGAGACACCTACCTTCGATGAGTTCTGGCAGACGTACCCACGCAAGATTGCTAAAGGTCATGCTCGCTTGGCATTTGCAAGAGCACTAAAGAAAGTTGATGCCAATACAATTATTCAGGCTGCTTCTAAGTTTGCTCAATCTGTTGAGTACAAAGAAAAGCAATACATTCCACATCCAACAACATGGCTTAACGGTGAGCGTTGGGATGATGACATCGATGACGTGTCTGGTCGCTCGAACACTGACCGACTGAATGACATCATAGACTTTGACAAGTATCTATTGGAGGCAAAGAAATGAATTACGAGGATCGTACTCGCAAGGTTGGGAGTTGGCTGCAAGAAGTATTGCGTAGGTATACCCCGCCTACTGGCTTAGACAATGAGACATTGAAGAAAGAGATGGTTCTGATTGTTCAGGATGTGAACAAGAACATTCCATCTCAGTATGACGATGCTGACTTTGATATGGTACTCGACAAGATCGACGGACATGTGCGCGCCTTACATGGAGCGCGCACTTGGCCGACGATTAAGATCTTTATTCAGTCAACTAAAGACGCAGTGAAAGAACACAACACTGCAATCGATGTACCAAAAGTAACCGCGCCAACATACAGCATGGATCGAAGCGACACGATTATGGTCAAGAGAATTAAGAACGGTGATCCAATACCAGATTATATTCTTAACCCAGAGTCAGTAACTCGTGCTCGACTAATCAATGATGGTCACATAACTGACCATGATCTACAAAAATATATTGCACCTGCTGCACGAATGCAGTAAACATAATGTAGATAACTAGTGAGGTAAACATGGAAGACCCTATTTGTATGCACTATGTGCTTCAAAGAATTGAAGCAATACAGCATGAAAAAAACAAAAAAGATCTGGAACAAGCACTCGAGCTTTTTCGACGTGAAATGATTTATAACCTTGGAGTTAATGCGAGGTTGCGTCATGGATCGTAAAGGATTTATAGGCGGCAGCGATGCCGTAAAGATAATGAATGGTGATTGGTTAGAGCTTTGGCAGATCAAGACTGGTGTTAAAGAGCCAGATGATCTTAGCTCCAACCTTGCAGTACAGCTTGGTTCTTACACTGAAGACTTTAACCTGTCTTGGTTTGAGAAAGAAAACAATTGCGTACTGAATAATCATCAGTCTGAGTTTGAAATATCATCAGGTAGAATAGTTCCACTAGTCGGTACAATCGATGCTATGTGGAACGGTCAGATTGTTGAAGCCAAGCATACTAATTCATTCTTCAACATGGATAAGATGCTTGAGATATACATGCCGCAGCTACAGTTTTACATGTATGTAGCTGATGCAGACGCAGCGCATCTGTCTGTGATCTTTGGAAACAGCAAGTATGAATGTTGCAAAGTAAACAGAGATCCATCTTACATTGCAGCGATGATGGATATGGTTAATGAGTTTTGTAAGTATGTCGTTAGCCACATTGAACCTGTTGGTATTGATGTGCCTGATGCACCATCGATTAACAAGATACCTGTCGATGACATGGTGAAACGTGACGGATCTACAGACAATATGTTTATGGATCGCGTGGTTACATACATCAATGGCTACGAGCACAGTCGTACATTTGAGAACGCAAAGAAGGATCTCAAAGAAATGATGGCTGACAATGAGCGTGAGATATTCTGCGATCAGCTATCAGTCAGACGTGACAAACGTGGGTCTGTACGGATCTACATTCGCAATCAGAAGGAAGCAAAGTAATGTCAAACATGAAGGTATGGGACTCGGTATCTAAGTCAGATGCTAAGTTTCTTAAGCAAGTAAAGGTAGGCCGTGGGTTTACAGCCATCGATGCTCACTCTCAGATAATGAAAGCAACCGAAGTATTCGGGCCTGTGGGTGAGGGTTGGGGTTATCATGTATCTCACAGCGTTGAAGTGCTTACACCTAACGACAGCGTGATTATAGCGAGTGTCAGCGTATGGCATGGCGAACCATCTAATGTGTTCGGGCCGGTGCTCGGCTGCAAGATGCTAATGCGCAACGGAAAGATCGATGAAGATGCGCCCAAGAAAGCAATGACTGATGGTCTAACCAAAGCATTGTCACATCTTGGATTCAATGCAGATGTATTCCTCGGTGAATTTGACGGTAACAAATACACTGATGATACACCAAAGCCTAAAGGCGATTGGTAGGAACAGAGGAAGTCAAAGTCG